AAACGCCTTGGGCCCGGTCCACGCGATACCTTCATACGGCGTGGTCGGGCTGGTCGCATCCGGAAGGCCGGCCGCGTTCAGCCCAAAAACCACCGCGCTGCGCGTCCCCACCGGGAACATTTTTCCATTTGCTGCAGACATAATTACCTCCGTTATTCCTTGTAGGTCCGGCTCAAAACGTAGTTGACTTCAAGCCGGATTTCAAAACCAATGAATTTCGATCCCCACTCCGGCAGGACCACGATCCCGCTGTCCGAGACCGGTTCCGCCAGTTGCACCCCCGCCACACCCCCCAGTTGGGGATATGCCAGGAATTGGTCGATGGCCTCGTCGATCAGCGGACGGCATTTCGCTTCCCGCTGGGTTGGGTCCCCCTCCGCGATGGGGATGACCGCCACCTGCACCCGCATGGTCCGCCGTACCAGCGGCACCCCATCCCCAAGCGTTTCGGTGTCAATGGTTGAAGAGCTGGTGAACGAGTACAGCGCCGGCAGTTGGCTGCTGTCAATGTTGGTGGGTGCCAGGGCGAAAGCCGTCTTGATCCCTGCGATCCCTCTGCCGACTGTCTGGATCCCCCCGGCGATGCTGGTGGTGATGGTGATTGTGTCGGCCATCAGATCCTCCCCGTCCTGGCGCCCAGCAGTTGGACTACATCCGCCGGCAGCGCCGATGGGTAGGTCACAACCCCGCTCCCGACGTTGTAGGTCTTGTCATAGTTATCCACGTCCTTTTGCGACCAGCGCCAGCCGGCCAGCCTCAGGCAGGCGGTCACCACGTTGGCCTGTGGCCGCCAGATCTGGATGCTTGTTCCCGCCGCATGCGTTGCCGCTGTGGACCCATTTTGGTGTCTCGCCAGGCTCACCTGGTTGTGCGATGTATCCACCCCCAGCGCCAGGCAATACTCACTGTCCATGCGGATCAGTTGCCCCACCTGGAACCGCGGAGACTGCAGATCGCCGGCTGCGCCGTCAGCATCGCCCACAGTCATCACCGTTGCACTGGCCGAGATCCCGCCGATATCCTGGATCGTATCCAGGCTGTCCATCCACGCGCTCTCATACGCCTCATGTGTGCCCCACACCCCGGTCAGCTCGATCCGGTCATCCTCACCGCCGCACCAGCTCTCACCTATCAAACGGACCCCGAAGCTCGGGCTGCTGCCAGCCGGCAACAGCTCATATGATCCAGTGGGGATCACCGAACCGTCGCCGTTTTTTAGCTCGATTACCTCCAGCAGGTCATCTGCCAGGCGCAGCGTTGGCTCCTTAGGGGATCCCACCGCCAGCGAGCTGTCGAATACCCCAAACAGGCTCCCGGCCGTTCTGGGGATCTCCAACCGGCGGGTCTGGATCCGTGGATCGTAGTGGCGCTGTTTATAGTGTTCGATGTCCGCCGTGGCCGCCCGGATCGTGTCCAGCATCCGCATGTCGCTGGTGGTATCGATCAGATCCAACCCCTTGTAGTTCTTGAACTGGTGCAGCGTTATGGTGTTCATTCAGTCTGCCCCTCATCACCGTCAGAGGGGCCAGTGTCATCCTGACCAGTCTCGCTTTCGTTTCCCTGGCCATCGCCGGTATCGCCCTGGGTTTCCTGACTTTCTCCGGCTGGTGTTCCCTCTCCGGTTGGTTGTATATTGGCGGAGTTTTCGGCATCCGAAACTATCGGAGCCACTGTCAGTGGCTGCTGAACCGCCGCCGCGGCTGGCTTGGGTGTGGAGGTCGGCTTGGGTGCCGAGGATGGCTTGGGCGCAGCGGAGGTGGATCCGGTTTTTCTGGAAGGTGTTATATCCACCTCAGTCCGCTTGGGCATCTGGGCCTTCGATTTCAGTGCGGTTCCAGGGATCTCTTCCGCGATGCCCTTTTTAACCAGCTCTTCCCCATACCAGTCATGGGTTTCCAGCACCTGCCCTGGCTCACAGTCGTTGGCCGTCAGGAAGAGGTCGTTATACCGCCCGGCCTCAAGAATTATGATTTTCATCATTACCTGCTTTCCCGGGGGCAGTTGCCTGCCCCCGATGGATCAAATTCCGGTCTTATCCAACCACGTTTACCATCTGCGCCACCGAGGCATCCTGGGTGACAGGCATCTTGGTGGGATTACGCAGGATGATCTGGATCGTGAGGTAATCATCCGATCCGGCTGCGCCACTGGCATCGATGGTGATGTATTTGTACCCATTGTTGATATCCAGCTCGTTCACCTGGAACTCGATGGTATAGATCTTGTCATCGCCGTCCGCGGGGACGGTAACCACAGCCCCAGTGAGGTTTTTGATGCCGGCTGTCTGGGTGGCACTGGTGTCCTGCTGGACCTGCAGCGTGATGGCGCTGGTGAGATCATGCGCCATAATTTCAACCACGACGCTCTCGTAGCCGACCACCGATTGGAACCCGGTGGATGCGGGATATTTGGCCACAGCAATGGCGACCCGCCCGGAGGCGACCACTTTCGGTTTGTGTTCTTCCATGAAAAGACGGTTGTACATTTGATTCTCCTTTTTCTTAATCCGGGAGCCGGTCTGGCTCCCGGTATTGGATTACGTTTTCATTAGGCGGAGATCTTCATGATCGCGAACAAATATTCGCGATTAGGCGGAGATCTTCATCACCGCGAACAAATATTCGCGATTCGGCAGGCCGCCCACGCGGTCGCGGATGTGGAATTCCACCAGGTTCGGACCGGTTCCGCTGTCCTGGAAGCGCTGGATGGTCATGCCCAGCTTCTCGAGGATGGTGTAACCGCTCATGTCACAGAACAACATGGGGAAGGCCGCCCCGGCAACATCCGGCATGGCGCCGCATTCGAAGGTCTTTTTGTTCAGCAAAGTTTCTTTCTCTGTGAGATCTTCATAGATGAACTTGCCATCGGTGGAGGTCAACTGTTCAATCACCCCGTAGGTATCCGAATTGGCAACAAAAACGCCATTCTCCCTGTACTGGCTGGGCAGGCCGCGTTTCATTGCCTTCACCCCGCTTGAGAGGATGGTGGTATTGGACCCGGATTTAACTTCGCTGAAACCGTGATAGTTCGCGCCATTGGGCAGCAGGCCGAGGGGTTTACCCACCCCGTCGCCGGTGACGAAGGTGAAATCCTGGTCGATTTCGCGGGTGCTGGCGATATCAGAGGTAACGATCTCCACCAGGTTGACGGTGTCTTCAACTGTCGATTGCGACATTTTGACTTTGTAGGTGTAGACATGCAGCATCGCCTGGACGTTGTCCAGTTTGTAATTCTTTTCTGACGGGTTCTTGGTTTCATTTCCCCATTCGCCGCGCAGCAGGCCCTGGTAATATTTGCTGTTACCCCGGTATACCGGGATTTCGGTTGAGTTGCCGCGCGCGAGGGTGATGATCTGCGCGCCATTACCGCGGACAGCAGTCCGGCCCGGTTTGCGGGTGAGGATCTGTTCTTGCGCAATGGACGGGACTGCAAAGCCGACCAGTTCGCCCTGGGCTTCTATCTGGGTCGCTTTGATGGCCGGTGCGTCATACCCGAGCGCCATCCCCATGATCGATTTGGCCGCGAAGATCTGCATGCGCAGGGCTTTCCGGTCATTGGCATCCAGGTTGGCTTCCCCACCGCGAAGGTACTTATTGAACGCGTACATCTGCGCTTGCAGGATGGATTTGTAATCCCGTCCGACCACGCCCGCCAGAATGGCATCCCGCGCTTCGCGTTCCTGGTCCTGCCCGCTGTAGCGCATCATATAGGCCGCATCGATTGATTTCTTGGCTGGGTCGTCGTCCTCACCTTTGGCGGGTTTGGAGTTGTCCGGGTCGGACCAGTCGTAGACCGGGTGACTGTTGGCCATCGGACTTTCGACTTTGAACCCCATCTCGGCCAGACTCTTGGCCATCTTTTCCACTTCCGCTTTTGGGGTCTCGAACTTGAAACCCATCGCTTTCAGACCATCGGCGATTTTTGCCAGGTCGATGGACTTCATCGGTTCCTTGCCCGGATCGATGCTTGCGGCCGGATCCGCGCCTGGAACGGCAGGAACTTCCATCCCCGCCAGCCCCAGGATGGTGGCAATGGCTTCGTACTGATCCGGTTTCAGCCCTGGGATCAATTTTTTAATTGCTTCAAGCACGTTCATGTTCTTTGCTCCTATCTGAATTGATTTCCCCCCTGCCGTCCGGCCGGCGCCCGCTCCCGTGATGCCTCGTGATCGTGGACCACCTTCAGCATCACCTGTGGGTTGCGGACCTGTGCCGCCGCTCTGGGCGGTGGGTTGCTCGGAAAACATATCCAGCAGGCTCTTCACCGCTGGGAATTCCTGACTTAATGCTTTGACGGCCGCCAGTTGGTTGCCCGTCAGCATATGTGGATCGCACGGCATTACCGTCAGGGCATCGCCCATCAGTGGCCACCGCGTAATCTCTCCTGTTGACTTGCGCTGGATCCCCTGGCTGACCGCCTCGCTGCTCGTGCCGATCAGGCCCGCGTCGATGAGGTCCTCCAGGAACTGGACATACTTCTGCCGGCGGTCCAGCACCCGCTCCACAAAAATCCCCTTCTCATCCCGCCTGGCCGTGGACCAATCCACCGCCCCCAGGATGGCGCCCTTAACCCCTATACCATCCGGGTCCGCTCCGTGCTCGAAATTCACGGGCAGCAACCCTTTAGCCGTGTATTCGCTATCCACCTGGACCGAAGGAGAAAAATATTCTCCCCGCGATCCATCCGGATTGCGTCCGCTTCGTAGCCACTCCAGATCCCGCTGGCCAAACAGCAATATATAATTTCCCACCCGCAGCTCGGTGTCTGTTTTCTTCAGCGCCTTCAATGCGTTTTTGACAGTCATCTCTCATTCCTCCTCAAAACCCTCTGCATCTTCTGTGTCCTCTGTGGTGAAAAGGGTTTAATTCGCTTCCTGGATCCTCTTTTTGAGGTCCTTCCAGAATTTCTCCTCGAAGATCAGCCAGGCCCCATCCACGTTGTCCTCGTAGATGTCCCCCAACTGCCACCACCTGCCCTTGTGGACCTGCGCCTGGTACTTCATCTCATCGCCCACCAGCTCGCCCGGGTAGTCCGCTCCAATAACCCAGGGAGCGTAGGGTGTGTTGGTCCCCAGTTGGCCGGTGATCATGCCCTCGTATCGGTCCACCCCGGTCGTGATGGTCCGTCCCAGCGTTCCTGTCCGGCGGTAACCCTGATCCTCGCGCGCTTCCGGGTAGCCGGGCACCTTCTCGAGGAGGAAAAGCATGGCGTCGTTCATGGCCGTCTCTGCCGCATCCATGGTCATGGATGGCAGATCGGCCACGATCCGCTCCAGTTCCGCCATTGCCGCATCCTTCGAGATTGTCGGCATTACGCCACCTGTTCTCCCATATGCGGTCCCTCTGAGACGGCTACTCCGTTGAGTCCGCCGCATCCTTCCACCTGCCCCCAGGGAGTGGTGATCGGCTTTTTGCAGACCAACTCGTCCCTGGCGGTATTCCAGACCATCACCTTGGTACCGTCTTTGAGGGTCATCGGCCGCAGGTAACAACGGCAACCCGGATGAGCTGCCGGCCGAAATGCTGCCGGCGCGTACCCCGCCGCCTGCCAGGCCTGATTGTTGGCCGCCGCGTAGGTGTCCGTCGCCTCCGTGGATGCGATCAGTTGCGCCCGCCGGCGATCAAAAACCGGGTTGCCGCTTCCGTCTGTCATGCCCTCGATCCGCGCGGTCAGATCATCCAGCGTCCCACCCTGCTTGGACCAGTCACTCACCTCATCCCGGATCGCCTGTCGGGTGGTTTCGTTGATTTTCTTAACTTTGCTCGCCGCATCCGACCGGGCCCAGTCCACGGCGTTTTGGTTGGCCAACCCCCAGTTGATCTCCATCCCCGGCGCCACTGGTCCCTGCGCCAGTTGTACCCGGCTGACAGTGGACCGCGCCAGCTGGGTCAGATCCCCCTCCATGTCGTGCAGCAGATCCCGCTCAAACCGCCCCCACAGCTCATCATCCATCAGCATCGCCTGTGGATCCGATTTGCGCATCTCCTCGATGATCCGTTTGGCCTGGTCCTGCAGCCCCGCTTGCAAGGTATCCATCAGCCTCGCCTCATACTCAGACCATGGCCGCCAACTCCTCACAGCGGCAATCGCATTCGCCCCTATCTGCGCGCCATCGATGCCAGTGCTCTTAGCCCCCCTTAGTAAGGGGGGTAGGGGGGATCTTTCCGCCAGCTCGAAAATTGCCTTTACATCCGCCTTTACTTCCGCCATCTCCAACGCCCCGCGGATCTCCTCCGCCAGCTCCTCATCGATGGCCTCTGTTTCAAACTTCACCCCCGCCCCCTTGCCATTGGCCAGTCCCTTAATCGCCTTGTTCCTCCACAGCTTCAACTCCCCATCCGGGGTTTTTATCTCCGCCGTCTCAGTGGCGCCCGTGGCGAAAATTGTTTTGACCTCTGCCTGGGGAGCTGGCAGTGCAGCTCCACCTTTTTCCGGATCGACTGATCCTTCGGGGACATGCGTCTCTGTGCTGGGAACCATCAGCGCCGGGTTGGCTGACATCGCGCTCGACAGGTTGATCTCCTGGGACGTCTTCTCACCGCGTCCTGCCGGCAGCGCCGGAAGGTTGTAATACTTCGCCCGCACCTCATCGATGGTCAGGTACGCCCCGATCTGCGCGACCTCCTGAATGTCTTGGGTCCTATTCCGCGGCCGGATATCCTTGTACTTCAACAACCAACCATCCCCATAAAACCGCCGGATGATCTGGTTGTTGATCTGGCCCTGCCTCAGGAGCAAGAGCGGCCACAGCTTTTTTTCCTTGAAAATCGCGTCCGCCACTGTCGCGTTGGCCTCGGTCGCGGATACGTCCAGCATGCCCGGCGGGATCCCGAAGATCAGGAAGATCTCCTTTTTCGTTAGCTCCCTGCCGCCCAGAAAATCCATGTCATGCTGGCTGTAACCCATCATGTTAAATGACACGTCCTGGGCGTTGGTGATCAGCGTTTTTCGCCTGTAAGCGGAATAATCATCCTCCAGCTCATCCTTGAGCGCCCGCACATCCGCCGGGTCGATGGGTGCCTGCGCATTGCCGCTCGCAAGGTTGATATGGACGCTTGGCATTACATTGTCAGACCCGAAAAATGCCCCGTTCCAGCGGGCCATCGCCAGGTCCGCGTCCGCGGCCATCATCCCGGCCGTCAGCCGGCTCATCCCATCGAAAATGTTGAACGGATGCGGGTAGCGCATGTGGCAGATGTACTCGTACGGGATCCTGAAGATCCGCCCGTGCTGTTGATACTCGTAATGGTCCACAAACCGATCTTTATCCCCTGGGATAGGCTTGACATACCTCGCCGGCAGCGGCCAGATCTCCGCCAGTTGCCCGGCTACATCCGTCGCCAGGAACCAGTACGCGCTCCCGTCCAGTTCCTGCCACAGGCTCGTGAACATCTGCAGGAATGCCCCGTCCATGTGCGGGTTGGGGTTCGCCAGGATCTGCGTAAATGGATGATTCCTGACCAGCAGATCATCATCCCCACCCTGCAGATACATCTCCGCTTGAGAGGTGAGCAGCTCCCGCGCAATAAAATCTATCGCAATAAAAACCCAGCTCACCGTGAGGGCCCGCCGTTCGGCGGTTTCGCGCTCCCCGAAATCTCCGCCCTTCCAGCGTTCCCCCTCCGCCATATCCGTCAGGAGACCGGGGCGCCTGGCCGGGCCTGCCCGCCTGGCTACCTCGTACGTGTGGGCTGCCTCGCCCAGTGCCGCCGCCACTCTATCCAGCAGTCCCATAACTCACTCCCTCCGGCTGGCTCTTCGCCACCGCAAATGTCAATCTTGTGCTCTTGGGTACCGAAATCATCTGCAGCACCCCCGACATCGTATCCACCTGGTCATCATGCCCGGAAACACCAAATCGAATCACTTCATCCAGGAATGTTTGTACCCAAGGTCCGTTGATTAGCTTCACATGCCCCTGTCTGGCTCTGGTCTGCGCCGGCAGCGCCCGCGTCATTTTGTCCCCCACTGGTTTGACCGGGACCATAGCCACCCCAGCTAGTTGTGGATCCTTCATAAACTCCTGCCATACCAGCACCTGGAAGGCGACGTCCTCAACCCCCCAAATCGTGCCCTGTTCTTCAGGGGAAAGCATCCAGTTCTTGATAACTGCCAGAAAATGGTTCAACTCCCGCACGCGGATCATATCCCTGCCGATCAGGTCCATCCCAACCAGCGCCCCGGCCAGGCAGGCGTTCCAATCGCTTTTTACTGTCCGCCCCAGCGCCAGATCGATATACCGGTACCACTGCACCCCGACCGGTCGCATCGAAGGATCGATCACAATAAAATCGCTCTGCATGAAGAACCCACCCACTGCCTCGCCCGGTACCTGTTGGTACAAGGGCCACCATTTTTCCAGGGTCACGTTCTTCTCCACTTTCCGCAGACCATCCTCGTCATCCCGGCCCTCTGGCCACAACGCTTCACCAGGTTTACGCCCCAACTGATCACCGCCAACCGGCAGATAGATCCCCCTCGCCATCTCCTTGCGCTGGCTTTCCTCGTCCAGTGGATACTGGTCCTCATCCAGCGCCCGCGCCGGCAGAAAAACGATCTCCCACTGATCGAAGTCCGGGTCCTGGTTGGCCATCATTTTCAACAGCCGTCCGGCCATGTCATCCATCGACCACCTGGTATGCGTGAGGATGATGGCCCCGCCCGGGCGTTCCAACCGGGTGTAAGCCACAGACTGGTACCAGTCGATCAGGTTGTTGATGTACTCCGGGTTGATCAGATCCGCCCACTCCTTGATCGGGTCATCGATTCCAAACAGATTGGCGCCCTGGCCGGTGATGCCGCCTCCCACACCCGCCGCCAGCAGGCCGCCCCGATGTGGAGCTGCCAGATCCCAGTGGCTCTGGCTTTTGCTGTCCGGCGAGATCTCCACCACCTCATCCGCCAGCGAGTTTTTCCCGAAAATATCCCGATATCGGTCCGATAAAATCAAATCTCTTACAGCCCGGCTGTCCTTCTGCGAAAGATTGGCTCCGTAGGAGGTCAAGATCACCCGGTAATCCGGGTCCGTTCCCAGCAGCCAGGCGGGGAAGATCTGGCTGATCAACTGGCTCTTGCCATACCGCGGAGGCATGAACACCATCAGCCGCCCGATCCCCTCTTTCCCCCCCGTGCGGATGTATAGCGCCACCTGCTCCAGTTTTTCCGCCAGGTATTCCAGGTGCCGAGCCCGTTTGTACCAGGGCAGCATCGCGCACGCAAAATCCATCACGTGCCGTCTGGCCAGCTCGCGGATGGCAATCTCTCGCAGGGCATCCTTGCGGGCAATCGCGGTTGTCATTCCCCGTCATCCTCCAGATCGCTCTCATCCAGCGGATCGTCATCCTGCACATCATCCGCCCATTTCCGCAGTTCGCTCTCGGGGACGTGCTTGAGGTCCTTATTGGTCGGATCCCGCCGGTCATCCACCTGGATGCGCTGGTTGTAGTCGCCCATCATCTCCAGGGCGATCTTGCGGTCCTGGTGACTCTTGTAGTTGGGGCTGGATGCGCTCTCGATTAAGGCCTCGAAGATCTCCGCCCGGTGCTCGAATAACTCATTGCTTTGCAGTTGAGCGATCAGTAGATCGATTTCAGGGTATTTTTGCCGCAGGCTGATCAGCACCCGGTCGCTCGTCAGTCCCAATACATCCCTGGCCAGCGCTTCCTGAGTTTTTGGGACTCGCTTGGCCTTGGGGACGCTCGCCCAGGCCACATACACCGCCACCCGCCATGGGACGCGATGCCTGGCCAGCCGTTTGTACTGCTGGTACCACTCGTACCCTTCGGCTTTATCATCCGCGGCGCCGATCAGCGTCTCAAACGCCGTCCTGGCCGCCGCCGAGATCTCCTCCGGATCTAAATCGTGGACCGCCTTGGCGAACCCATCCAGTTGTAACTGCGTCAAACGCTCAACCGCCATATCACACCTGCCCTACTTGAGCACCAACGACATCACATAGGTGATCACCGCCAGCGCCACCGCGCTGGCTAGAAACGTCATGATTTTGTTGTAGACCGTCTGCCGGGTAACCAGGTCGCGGATCTCACTGAACTGCTTGACAATCCCCTGGTCCGGGCAGTCCTTCGGGCCGAAGAGGACCTGGTGATGGACTGCCACCTGGCCCTCCAACTCATCAACGCGCGCTGGGATGTCGGCCATATCGATCACCCCGAGAAAGTCTTGCCAATGATCGGCAGCCCGCGGATCAGTTTGTAGATCTGCTTGCTCCCGATGATCTGTGTCAGGTAACCCAGCGCAAACACTCCCAGGGTCGCCAGCCGTGCGGCTTGCTCATCTAAAATCGCCGTTGTGATCTGCGGATTAAATACTTTGATCGCCGCCAGGGTCACAAATGCCACCAGGTTGAGGACCGCGATCCAGGTATCCGATGTCCCATCCGCCACCCATCCGATCAGCTTGAGCAGGTTGACCAGCACGGTGATCACCCCGGCCACACCCACCAGACCGCCGAACGAAAGCGCCAGGTCCAGGACCACCTGCAGGGTGTCCGGCCGTTGGACCGCCGTCTGCCCCACCCCCGTGGATGCCATCACCGGCGCCGCCAGCACCACCAGCAGCCCCAGGCAGATCATCCCCGCCAAAACCGTCTTACGAAAATACCGTCTCATCCCAAACATGCTGTTCTCCTTTTTTCTCATTCCCCTCTCCCCTCTCTGTGCCCTCTGTGATCTCTGTGGTGAAAAAGGTTTTCAGGGGTTAAACGCGAAACGCCCACCACATCGTGGGATCAAATCCCTTGATGTGGTGGGCGCTCAACTCCACCGATGGCCAGAACTACATCCGGCCTGCAAAGATAATTTTAAGACACCTTAAAGCTCATGTCAATAGCCAAACTAGATCACGAGTTACCTATCCTTGTTAGTTGTGTCGTTTTCGGAACACTTTGCCAAACCTGTTGCATTATACACGATAACGTGTATAATATATACATAAGGCGAAATCAACCCTAACAGGGGATATAGACAAAAGGAGAAACTAAAATGTATGTCAAATATGGCATTAAGGTTGTTGGGAAGATTATGACTGATCGGTCTATGACCATTGGCGAAGCGTTGGATCTGATTGGGATTGATCCAAACGAGACAGATGGCGGCGATCCCGTTTGGGATTATGGCTTATTCGAAATGGATTACGGCGAAGATCCCGGTACAATATCGCTCGACAATGGCCTGTCAGTCGCTACTCCCGAAGAAGCTATCAAGGAAATGGACTGGGAAACCATCGTCAACTCAATGGACGATGAAGTACGCGAGGAAGTGCATATGGACAAGGCTCCTTGTTCCAATTTGGAGTTCTTGACTGCTTATCTGTCAACTGGCAACAGTATCATTATTGGATAAAAGGCTGGGAGAAAGCCCAAAATGAAACTATCTTACACAGACATCCTCGGAGATAGCAAACAGCACATCATCAACGCCGAAATTACCACCGATCACCCCGCGTCCAGCTACAATCAGCCGGTGATCGTAATGGATGATGGCGGTGCGCTCGATGCCAATAGTTGGATCCTGCTCAATTACCAGGTCGTCAAAGCCACCCCTGCCGAGATGGGAATGCTGAAAAAATGGATCAGCCTGGTCTACATGATGCTCGGTGTCAGCAAGCAGGCCGAGTACCTGACCGTCTCACAGGCCGCCGAAGAGACTGGCCTCAGCGCGGCCCACATCCGCCGGATGATCGGCTCCGGGCAGATCCCGGCCACCAAACAGGGCCATGACTGGATGATAATCTCTGATGAGGTCCAAAAAATCCACCGGCGCCGAAACAAGAAATCCCCCCAATAGCCATCTAAATTCTGAAAACGAAACAACGTACACCCCGGGAAATCCCGGGGTGTACGTTGTTTTACGGCATCGATGTCCTCAACACTTTTTTGAACTCCCCATCAGTGTTGTACCGCCTCCGCACCGCCTCGGTCACCAGCGTGTCCCTGGGGACGACCATCCCCGTGTACGCCCACAAATACGAGTACCCCACCCTGATCACCTCCGTGGGCGCCGGCCCACCCGCCGTAATCGCCTCCGCCTCTTCCTTTGTTTCCACAAACACCAGCGAGGTCCCACCCACCGGGCTTGCCCCCAGCACAAAATACCCCGCCTGGCACTTCTTGATCTTCCGCTCTTCCATCCCCACCTCCAAATAAAAAAAGCCGGGTTTCCCCGGCAACTACCAATAAATATTTCAACCAGAATTATAGCTTATCCGTTCTATATTGACAAGTGAATAGAAAATGTCATATCCTCACTCCCTCGCATCTCCGTAGTGGACGGATACCCTGGTCCTCTCCCCGGCCCTCAACCACACCCGGGTACAGCCCATCCGCCAGCACCACCACCCCGGGCGGCAGCGTCCCCAGCCTCAGCTGCATCTCCAGCTCCCCCCTGGGCATCCGCTGGATATGGCGGATGTAGTCCAGGCATTCCTCCCTGTCCAAACCCGCCATCTCCACATACCCCACAAACCGCACCCCATTCAGTCCCCGCGGATTGGTCATAGCTGCCCCCATTCCAAAATCTTCAGATACACCCACACCACCGGCCAGAGCAGCCACATCCACCCCACCCCGGCCTCCTCCCGCCTCAGCTCCTCCGCCGTCTCACCCACCCACGGCATAATTACCTCAGATCGTGCATAACTTGCTGATCAAATCCACCACTGCACAGGTCCGGCAGTTGGTCACATTAGCCACCGAATACAACGGGTAGTCAGTACAGGTTTTCTCGACTGCCGCGGTGAATTGGCTCCAGGGAGGAAGGATCCCGGCCTGGCTGAGCGCATTCCAGTGGTTATCCTGGATGATCTCTTTTTCCACCTTTCTGGAAACATCAAAAGCAGGAATATCATGCTCTGCTCTCTTCTCCACATTGGAAAGATCTCTCTTCTTAGGAACCATCCCTTCACCATAGGATGCGGATATCCGGTTACAAATATTCTTGATCCCCGCGGCGCCCACCTTCCGCTTCACAAACCCTCTGACAATATCGATCCGCTCATCATCTGGTAGGCCTTTTATTGCGGTGATCACCTGCCAGAGGACCGGCAGCATCCCTTCAGCATAATATTGCTGGATCTCTGGCTCCAAACTGGTGATCGCTGCTAGAGTCCTGATCACTGGCTCCGACCGACCAAATTCCCTGGATAATTCCGCGAACGATTTGCCGTTTTCGATCATTCTGGCAAACGCCTTACCCTCCTCGAGCGGGTTCATTTGTTTTCTCTGCAGGTTACCAATGGCTGCCATCTCAAGTAGCTTCTGATCGGTCTGTCCATGATTTGGCTTGATAACCAGGTTGACCTCGATGGCGTCCAGTCCTGCGATCTGGCAGGCTCTCAACCGTCGCTCACCGTCAACCAGCACAAAATGGCCATCCTCCCGATAAACGCTGATGGGGTTTATCAATCCAACATCCAGGATGGATCTGGCCATGGCTTCCAACCCGTCCTGATCGAAATCAATTCTGGGTTGTTGCGGATTTGGAATAACTTGATCAATGGGGATTTTCATTTTTATCCTACCTGTTGAATAATTGGAAGAATTTTTTTACGATAACGATCAACCCCACAAAAATTCCATATTTCTGGCTGCATTGGCTGCAGAGATTGTCGTCCACCCAGTAGCATCCGCCCGGACAGGCCCGCATGGTCGTACAATGGCAGATGACACACTCACCTTCGTTGAGACCAGAAATATCTGAGATAGCCTCATTCTCCATCATGCAACTATCGCAGATCCACCCATCTTCGGTCTGGCTAATTTCATCTGGTTCAACATCCCAATGACATTGTTCACAAATCATTTCCCCTCCCTTATTCCGCCAGGTGGATCAGCAACTGCCTGCTGCTCTCAGTCAGATACACCGGGTCACCCCGCCACTCCGCCTGCGTGATGATCCCCCGCTCCATCATGCTGTCCAAATTGCCAAAGATCAGTGTTAGGTGCCTGATCCCTAAACCCGGCCATCTCACCAGCATGAGCATCACCAACAGGTCAGAAGCATTAAAATATTGCCCGGTTATCTTTCTCGCCTTACGTGCAAACGACATGGTCGAATGCTCCTCCAGTCGCCCCAGTTGTTCCTCACTCAATACCGCCGGCTCTGGGCCATCTCGTTTGATCCGCTGTGCTCGTTGGTACACATCCTCGCCATGCACTGTCAACGTTCCATCTACCCCAATCAGATCAGCCATAATCATGCGGGTCGAGCCGTGCATATCCCTACCCAGCCCTCCTTCCGCCGCCTGGCGCACCAGCTCGAAATGCGCCTGCGTCAAATCGCAGTACATCATGATTTGATCCTCAAATTCCTTTTCCATCGCCTCACCTCCTATCCGATTTTCAACACCTTGAACAAAATCACCCACACCCACGGATTTTGTTCGACCGGATATTTCTTCCCGTTGATTTTGTCCCATAAAAGAAAAAATTCTTTTCTATAAACTTCTGGGTCGGAAGTCATTAATCTAACGTCATCTGCGGTGAATATACCTTCAGCAATACAATCCGCAATGGTAATATCCTGTACCCGCTCCACCCGGATCCCGGTAATCTCCAGCAGGATCCGGCTGGCTATCCTCGGCATAAACCTGGAGGACTTCCATACAGCATGATCTGGATCGTCTCTTAAATCCTTATCCCAGCCCGCCGGTGAATCGGGACCGCATTTCGGAGTTGCTCGGTAATCGATCCACTTCTCACCATCAAATTCAGTCTCATCAACCGGGCACCACGTCTCTTTTACCCACAGCAAGTCCCCAACCTCGCCATATGGACAATGGATATGGGCAAGCTCCAGGTATCCGCCGTTCGGGTTTTTCCCGTGGTTCCAGACCATGGCGTAATCATTATGCGACATGAGCTTTAATCCATCGCATCTCTGTTCAATATTCTTGACAACCCGCCTGGTCATGGACTTCCGACTATCGAGGATAGCCATCACCATCTCGGTGGTAAAACATATCGGCCTTTCTTTCATCATCGCATCTCCTCCCGATGGGTCAGTGCCCACACCAGCTCATCCGTTCCCATCTCCTCCAGAGACCGCCGGCGCCTGGCTGCTGCCTTGATCGCCCGCACCTCCTCCGGCAGATGGATGTGCCCGGTCCGCGGATCCACCTCCACCCATACCCGGTAGGGCAGTCCCAGCGTCTTGCAGGCCTTCGCGTCTGCCGGCATATGCCCATCCACCACGATCATGTGGACCAAACCACCCGACACCCCAAACCGCTCTCCAACGGCCCGATATCCGCCCGCACGACGCAACTCTCGGTAAGCCTTTCTCATGGCCCTCCTGAGTCTGTTGTAAGCCGCAACATATGCCCGCGACCTCATTCCATTACCTCTTTTTCAACCTCTGCCGGCAGATCCCACATCCCCAACCCACCCCTGGCATAAATCATTTTCGTGATCTTCCGGATGTTAATCAGGATCCACGCGTACCGCCCGGGTGCGTAATCCCCAAATGATTTTTCCGGCTCACCGGGAGGAATATCGATAACCAAGTCACCTTTTCCCGGTTCCACCTGTTCATTGAGATAACACTCAAATCGATATATTTCATTACTCCTGGATGAAATATATCGGGCCCGAGCGGGTGGAATATAAAGGCAGCCGACCAGCTCGCAGGTGGCCACTACTCTTCCCAGCGGGAAATCCGGGAAAGTTGGATAACCGTATTGGTCATCGAGCAGCGTCGACCGGAATGGCTCTTGCTCGATGATCGAGTTCGCCCCGGTGATGTACATCCTGTTTTTGCCCGCGTGGATGGCCAGCGGTCCCCGGTAGTTGGTGTACCATGACCTGGTTTCAATCTGTTTTTTGCCCATGGCCACCAGTGTCGCCCATGGCTGATATAAGCTAATCGCTTTCATGATTGCCTCCGGGTCGGATCCAGGTACCATTCGCTGATCCCCAGTTGCCGGAGGATGTCCTCTTCAGTGTCATCATCCATCCGAACTCCAGGTTTCTCATACAACCCGTACCCAGCGCTGTATCTCAACCCCAATTTGATCGCCTCAGTCGCCAAGCGCCGGTTGAACTCTGCGGACCCGGTCCGGCATTGTAGCAACGCTCCCCAGTTGGACCCGTCCGGCTCCACCAGGTAGATCTCAACCGGTATCCCACAACGCTCAAACTTGATGATCTTCCCGCCCGGTTTGAACTCATCCATTTTGGGCCCGATGGCCATCATATCCGCGTACTGTTTCACCAGGTCAACCAACTGGCTCGGGTACATCTCCCCGCTGCCTTCGCCAAACAGCACCGGCTGCCCGATGTCCTCATATTTCGGCCAGGCCACCAGGTCGATGTCATGCACGTATTTCACTTCCCGCCTGATCGACCCCGCGATCTCCATTTTATGGACCGCCGGCGCGAACACCTTCATCAGCTCCTGCGCCGTTCCCAGCGCCACTTGTCTCTCAAACGCCAAACCTCCATCACTCATATCTCACCTCCAGACCAAAAAAACAAATGAAATGTAGACCGTAATACTCCAGATTATGAAAATCAATCCAATCTTTATGGCCACCACCAGGCAGCTACGCGCGATCTGCGCTTGGCGCTCCTCCTTATCCACATCAACTCGTGACAATCCCCACCTCCTCTCTGTACCTCGCCATCAGCCGCTCGATGGCCTCCTGGCCTGGTACCCAGGTACGCATCTCACCGCACAGATCGCACCTCACGTCCATCACCATCCCCTCCGCCACCGCCATCACATCCGGAGGCTCCCCCAGATCGGCAGCATCAATGGCCCGCCGGAAGATCATTAACTGCCTGATCCCACCTGCAGATCTCCCGCTCATCCCCAGCGTATGCCCTTTTTTGCATTTCCATGGTTTCAGCTCATCCATGCTCCACCTCCTCCATCACCGTATCCCCATGACCCATCACCACCACGCTCCCGACCGGCACCCACCCGGCAGTCCGCACCTCCATCTCCCACGCCCCCGCATAGTGGGCGAAGGTATCCACCCACCGCATTGTATAGATCGGATGTCCGTTGATCCGGTCCATCATCCCAACCGGCCCCTCGAACCGGCTCGAAACCAGCGCCAGATCCGGCAGCTCATCATAGACCGCCTTGTGCCACGATGCCGCCTCATCGATAGCCTGCCGCACCGGCTGCCGCCTCGCCTGGTCGATCCCCCACATCACCGCCTCCGCGTCCGTCCCCAGCTGCGCCAGGCTTACCACCTCCCGCGCCCGCCAGGCCAGCAACAGGTGATGCATCCCCAGCCCGCTCTCCTCCCACTCCGGCCGCGCCAGCATCCCCATCGCCGCCTCAGGCACCAGCTGCAGCCACCTCTCGGCATCCACCCTCTTCCCCATCCGGATGATGTGGATCCGCCGTATCCCGTCAAAACTCAAATCGTTCCTCAGCACCTGTTCACCGTTCATATCCCCATCCTCAGGTGAAGAATAATTGCCCCGGTGAAGAACGGTGAAGAATAATAATTCACCAGGAGTCCCCGCCGACCGATGGAGGGTACCCACAGATCATTATTCTTCTCTAAAAAATAAATACTACTAAGAACAATAATTCTCAATGTTCGCTGTTTGTCGTTTTTCGACATTTTCAAGGCATATTTTTCGCGCCACCCCCTCGAAAACAGCCCTCCGCCAGGCCTGGTGAAGGAGTGAAGAATAAATCCACCCATCACCGCCCGCAAAATGCGATGACAAAACATATCAGTAGCAGCAGGATTCCCGTGTTTTTGCTTCACCAGCTTCACTCCTATTCCTGGTCCAGACCATAACGTCTTTTGAGGGCCTCGATCCGGTTGGTATCCCAGACCACGTAATACCGTCCTTTATGCGGCCCCGCCGTCATCCGTTCCGATTTGAGCTGCAATATGTTTGAGACCATCGTTCCCACCTTTTTGGCCCCCACCCGGTATTTTTTTGGTCCGTTGGAATCGCCTTCATCATCCCCGTCATCCTCGTCCTCGTTTTCCCGGTCGATGATTCGGTTTGTCTCGTCTGCAATGGCTTTGAATGACAAATCGTAGAGCGGTCTCCCTTCCAGATCGGTGGCATAAGGTTGTTTTTTGTAGATCGACAGCATCGCCTCCAGGATCTTGGCCGCGATGGTCTGGCTGCGTTCGATGATCAGATCCCGGTTTTTCGCCCGGATGAAATCATCGATCTCCTTGATCATGTCTGTCTCTTCCGGGGGGATGATGGCTTTAAGCGCGATGGTAACCTGGTTGAGCCGCGATTCGATGGACCGATCCACCGAGTTGTAATCCACATCCCGGTCCGAAACCCACTCCCGCATCCGCCATAACAGCAAATGATTACGGATCTCCCTGGCCGTGGTGTAGTATTCCTTGGGAAGTACGATGGGAATGTCATCTCTTGGGACGCCACCCCCCATCTCCTTGGTCAAACACCGGCTTTCCAGCGCCCTGTCCGCAAACTTTTTACGGGTGGCGATGATCTTCGGTCCATAAACCTGAAAAGCCTCAATCTCAAATTTCCCCTGGCCCGAGTCTGCCGATCTCAAAACCGGCACATTTTTCATGTAACCAGTGTTCAGGATCTTGATGATGTCGCTCGCCTCATCCGACCGTCCAAAGTCGGCTTCATCTAGAATAAGTGTTCCATGGTATGTATCCAGCATGCGAAAAATTGGTGATGTGGTCGTGGCGCCAGCTGTGAACATGGGCCTGTAGCAGCAGATCCCGGCCACCCAGATCAGCCTGGTCTTGCCTGTGCCATAATCGCCCAGGGCTCGCAGGTAAGGAAGCACTGTAAAACTGTCATATTGCCATGTGAACAGGGTGTAATAGGCGATCAGGTTCTCATAAAAATCATCCACATCCAAAAACAGGTGGACGAACGATTTGATCATCAGCACCAGCTCCCGCAAACTTTTTGGAAAATCCGGCAGGTCGCTCGGGAAGAGCACCACATCTTTTAAAATCAACGCATTCGGAGCCATCCCCACGTACTGGGTTCCTTCGATGACCACCCGGTCCTCCACGGTGATCCGTCCGTCTGGCCACCGGCAGGCCAGCTTGGTCTCCTTGGTAAGCGGTTTGTATATCATCTCGAGCAAATGCCCATCGTAATATCCCCCCAGTGTTTCCACGATGGGCAGGTTCTCATCCCCGCTCTCCTCTGTGTTGTTGGTGACCGTCTTGAGGATCTTCTCAAAATCCCGGATGTTTATTCCAAGTGCTTTTACCAACCGGGTCCGGTATTGCGCCCGCTGGAATTCCTCCATTTTGGCGATCAGCCCAAACGCATCTCGCATGGCCTGGTCCTTCGCGGCGCCGTTGATTGCACCCGCCCACCGGCAAACCAGCTCAACCACGGTCGGGCTGGTGCTGATCAGCTGATCGATCTCGATGACCTGCGCCTGGGCGGCCATTCCCCTGGCTGTCATCGCCTGCAGCAGATCGTTCGCGTCCAGCTTCAGGTCCTCATCCCCAGTTGGTGCCGCTTCGCCCTCATCTGGCGGGTTGTCTTTTCCCTCTTCCTTCTCTGGGGGATTCGCCGCCGCCTTTTCCGCCTGTTTCTGCAGTATCTCTGATCTATATTGATCCACCGGCCAGAAGATCGCCCGGCTGGTGGGTGGTAATGGGTCTGTAGCCGGTTTTCTGGAAATATTTCTGGTAATTTTTTCCAGTTTTATTCCCGCGGCCTTCAGCATGTCATCTGTCAGGGTGATACCCGTCTTTTGCAGGAACCCGATCCGGCCCGGGATGTCTGTATCCAGTCCCAGGAAGATATTTTTATCCGCCAGTTTTTCCTTCAGCGATTGATCCAGGGCTGTTCCGCAAAGCGCGATGGCCCCATATCCCCATTGTGCCAGCGTGATCGCATCCGCCTGGCCCTCCACAATCACCACTGATGTCGCATTCGGAGTAAAAGTAGAGGATATGTAAGGCTGCCGCGGTCCGCCCAGGGCAGTCGGAATGTTCAGATGCCTTTTACCTTCGAGAGATCTGAGAGAGAGGTACGTTGTCCTGGTTCCCTTGCGGTGTTCGTATACCAGGCTCGGGCTGTCTATCACCCCGAAAATCCGGTCGTACTTCAACCAACTCTCAGTAGGAGTAATCTCGTGGTCCTTGCACCATTTCGCCACACCCCCACGCAGGCCCAGAATGGCAATCACCTCCGGGCTCTTCAGGTCACACCCCGCCAGGCTCAATTCCCCCTGCATCTCCTTAAAATTTTCTTGACTGCCAGACCCCGAATATCCCAGATGGTGCTGTCGTATGACCTCGTCTAACCAACCCCTCCCCCGGCAATATCCAAGCGCTTTCGGGTCCCCCCACAGCCACTTCTCCAGCACCGCCCCGGCCACCTCGAAGACCTCACCCCTCGCCTTGATCGCCGCGAGGACCTTCGAGTCGCCCTTGTTCCACTTCGGCTCGGGGATGCCGTACCGCTTGCACAGCTCCTCAACCGCCTCCACGAAAGGGACGCCCCTCCGCTCCATCACCCAGCCGATCACATCCGCGTTGTGCTGGCCTTCATTGCTTGCCACCCAGAAGTATGTCTGTTTGTTCAGGTTGACCACCAGGCCGCCCTGGTGGGGACTGCGCATGTACCCGCCCCCATCCTTCTCGAGGTGGTATCCATCCCCCTCGATCACATCCTGGATTTTGACTGTCGATTTTATCCTTGCAACGATATCCCGTATGTCTAGTTCGATGTCAGTCATGACCACTCCACACCCACTAAAAGTTATGTGACATAAAAAAATGTGCTTACGACCATCAAAACCGCCCGCAAACCGCCCAAATCAGCCCGTGTGTGTCGCATAATAAAAAATTATGTGACATCCCCCCGCACTCCCCCGCGGATCCCGGCCCGCCCGCGTTTTCCCACACCCATCCGCCCGGACCCCCAAAACCCCATGAAAAGGTGAATTTTGGGAATTCCTCTTCTACTGCATTCAGACCCATGCCGCGCGCGCCCATGGGACCGGCTCCTGCCTCCTCTCCGCATGGCTGCGCCCGATGGGCTCTGGAGGGCACCAGACCATCAGGTACAGCCAGGTGGAGGGGAGAGCTGCCTCTACCAGCCATGCTGCTCCCTCACTGTGTGATACTGCCCCAGGCACGTGGACGCCCGCCCCACGTTGCGATAGATCTCATCGATCAGCTCCAACTGCGGCTCCAGCAACGGCCGCAGACTGCTGTCTCTCCGGATGGCCTGTTGGGTTCGCAGCTCCAACAACTCACGCTTTGCCTCCACACACCCCAGGCTGCTCAGAGCGTCCTCGATGGCCGCCCTCCGTGCCTCTTCCTCATGTCCCAGTTTTCCCATAGCTCTCCTTCATAAAACCGGGCAGGGCCCTTCAACCCCGCCCGGGCATTCATCCGGCATCTGCCGGCAATTAGTGATGTCGATACTTTCGCTCACGCTGCCTGGCAGGAGTGATTACTGTCATGCCAGCCGGCTCTACGATCAGCTTCCCGTTGACAACCATCAGAACCCGGTATTTCACCTCGCCGGTGTCCAATACATCGCCCACCCTGGGTAACAGCCTGGCAGGCAGGGTTTCCGGTTGGATAGGCTCAGCCTGTTCTTGTAGCATCCTTGCTAACTGTTTGATCTCATTGCTATTCTGCATCTCAGCTCCTCTCAGTTCAGCCTGACTTTTTCGACCGACAGTTTCCTGCAGCTGATCCAGCCTAGGGGGATGGATCCTCGACTTGCCTCCACCTGGATGACCGGCTGCCCGTTGGGTGCGATCCACGCTTCAGATTTTGTTGTGGTGATCACCAGTTGATGATGATCCCAGTACGACACTGGTGTCCCTATTGGGTGGATCTTGTTCCACTGGATAAGATCAGTAATCAGTTTCGGATCAGCCATTCGCTCCTCCCAGAATGCGCTTGAACTCATTGACTGCCGGGCTGTCGTTCGAGGACCAGGTCGTCACCGGCTTTCTGCGGATCCGTTCGATGTACGCCAGCTCGTCCAGCACCGTCATTGTGGATCCCAGCTCCGCGGTCCTCTGCTCTTTCTCCCGGTCCATCCAACCCAGGATCTTCGCCACCAGCCAGGTCTCAATTCTGCCCCTGGGGATCGGCAACTCGTTCCGCAGATAGATCTGGGCCATCTTTTCCTGCATCCTGAGGAACTCAGTCCGTTCGATAGTCCTTTTTTGCAGGAACCAGTTAGCTACAACGACCCACAGTGGAAAATACCCGGTAATTCTCACCTAACGCCTCCTCTCGACTTCCTCAAACGCGTCCTGCAGGGCTTTTTCACGCGCCTCTGCCTCCATCGCCCGGGCGCGCTGTATTGCCCAGTCATCCACCCAGTAGGCCAGCAAAATTGCCAGGCCGCCGCTCGCCACCGCTGCCCACACCAACACCACACTGTCCCGCGCATCCGCCCGGGTCACTGTGATCGACACCGTCACCGGCGCCGATACCCCGATCAGCGACATCCAGATCTCTGCAACCCTGGGGATCCGCTTGCCCAGGATTAATCCCCAGGGCAGCCAGTGGATGACCAGTAGCAGTAAAACCACGATCACGCACACCAAAAAAATATCCATCCATCATCTCCATGATCATCTCGAGGGATTGGCGGGCGCGGAAGTACATCTCGGGAGTGAACTCTCTCTCCCGGGCTGTCACGTTGATCTCACGCGTCCGCCTGCCCATGGTTGCCTACCCGCCAAAAAACTGGTTGCAGATCGCCATCACCAGATTGCGAATGTACTTTTCCTGGGCGGTTGTGAATGGGGAGGGAGTTGTAACCTTCTGCGGCTCTGATTGGATGGCCTCATCGACCGGGATGTAGGTCGGATCCGGTTTTACGGCCTTCTGTTCCGCCTCCCATTCGCTGGTGATGTTGGCCGCGATGGCCAGCGCCAGAGCCAGATCGGATCCGATGTATTGAACGGTCCCATTATCATTAGGTCGTCTTTCAACAACTTCATACCGTGGGCCGCTGTCGAATTCCCACTGCTTGCCGTTGAAATATATGAGGTGGATATAAATGAACGCCACTTCAGAATACTTTGCGCACCGGTTTTCATTCATATCTGCAGAAAGGTTGGTCCTGCCGATATAAGGTCTCAGTAAGGGAAGGAGCACCGGTGGGATGACCTTCTGCATTTCGGCATCGATGGATGCCAATGCCTCATCTCGCTTGCGCTTCTCCTCCGCTTCCCGCGCTTCCCGCTCCTCCTTTTCCTTGCGCAACCGCTCCCGGCCGTGTTTGATCAATTCGTCCAGGGTGAGCTGCCCTGGCTTTTCTATGGTTGTTACCGTATTCGCATCCATTTGTTCTCCTTTTGTTCACTCCCGGCGGTAGTGGATCCCGGGGGTGTGTTTATTCATTTACTGATTTAAATTCATCACCACATATCCGCATAAGATTTTTACGCAGAATTGATATCGAAATTGGTTCGATACCTGCTTCGATGACCGGCTCAGGTTCAGAAGATAGATCCCTGCCATATTTCAAACGGAAGGCGGAGAGAAGTAATCGCAATTCTTCCATCTCCCGCTCATTGAATGCTTCATGATTTTCTTTAGTCGGGCAATTGTCCCTGCCCAAATGAATGAAAATCGACCGCCCTTTCAAGGAGCCGGCATCACCACGCATAACAAAAACTTTGGGGCCAAATGTGTAGCGGTAAATTTCCACAAAACCAATATCCATTTTTTCCATGGATAATATGGGCTGATCTTTTAGATATCCCTTACTGACGAAACGGTATACGCACTCGGGATCAGGCGTGAAATCATCTATCAGAACCGTTCCCCCATTCATGTCAACCATCCGGGTGCAGGGCTTATCTTTGATTCCGGTCAACCATAGGGGTTTGTAGGCAACCGCTCCGATCCTTTTGAGTAATACGGATTTCCCAGAGCCATCAGGTCCGTCGATGGCCAGGTATGAGAGGATTGAGAGCCGATCATAGACCCATGATTGAATGACATACATTGCGCAAAGGCGAATATAATGGGGCTCCCCCCAGTTTCTGGTAGCCTCAAAATACTGACAAAGCCTTTTAAAAACAACATCGAAAGTGATAATTCTAAGATCAATGTTTACCGCTTTTTCCTCATTCATTATGTTTTCTCCTTTAGATCTCAATCGCATCGACGGCTGCCTGCAGCTCATCCATCGACGGCATCGCGTACCGCATCGTGGTGGCCATGGATTTGTGCCGCATCAGCCGGTTGGCAACCGAAAGGCCATATTTTCGCTCTACCAGATGACAGCAGGTATGGCGCAGCCGGTGCGGAGTGACATCCTCCTCGATCCCGGCCCGCTTCCCAACCTCCGCCACCACCCGCTGGATGGTCCTGCGCGAAAGATGCGCCGCACCGTCCTCCCCCGGGAACACAAAATCCGCTCCAGATCGGCAGGGGTTCTCGCGCATATACTCATTCAAGGCCTTCCGTAGCTCATTGGAAAGGGGCACCGATCCGGTGATCGCGCGCTTGCTGTCGTAGATCAGGCCCTCCCCGCTCCGCTCGCGTATCGTGATATCGTCGCATCTCAGATGGATCACCTCACTCTCCCTTAATCCCGAGTTAAGCATCAGCAGGCAGATGGCCCGGTTGCGCTGGGCCAGCAAACACTGCCAGGCCGTGGTCGCCCGGTTGTAGTCCGTCTCCAACTGGCGCACAAACCGCCGCCGGTCGCTCTCGGTCAGCCAGTGCGGCGCCAGTTGGTTCAATTCCATGCGGGTCAGATCCCTGGCCGCGTCCTCGTGGATCCAGCCCATGGCCTGCGCCCACCTCGAGAGCTTCTTCAGCGCGGTCATCCGCCTGTTCCAGGTGGCCGGAGCCACCCGCTGCTGCTCGCAGACCTTCTGGTAACCGCGAAAATCCACCCGGTTGCAGTCACTCGGGTGGAAACTGAAGTGGATCGTCTCAAAATACCAGTGGGAATAGTGGCCCAGGTCAAAGCAATAACTCTGAATGCTGCTCTCCTCCAGGGTTTTGCCCGGTTTGGAGTTGATGCGCAGCCAGTCCACAAACTGGCTGATCCATTCGGGGGCGGAATTTCCTTCCGCCCCCGTTTCCTGACGCCTCTCATCCTGTGCCTTGTCCAGGACCGGCGTCCGAGAATCATTTTCCGGTTCCCTGCTTACTTTGATTACTGTCATATCGTGAAATTTCGGGAGGTCGTTTGCCATCTCACCACCTCGCATTCTGGATGAAGGTGCCAACAACAGGTTTGCCATCGGTGGTTTGCAGGCTGGTTTCGATCCCCTCGTTCAGCCACAGATATAACTTGTTGCCTTCGGTCGCGGTCAGCAGCTTCCGGCTGCCGAATTTTCGGGTGGCGGCGTTGATGATGTTCCGCCGGTCTTTTTCCAGATCTGAATGGAATTCATATTCCAGGACCAGGGCTTTGCCTGGCACCAGTTGCTCGACAACTCCTTTGCAGAAGCCATCCCCACCGTGCTTTCGCAGATCAGGGATCTCGGTATAACCGATCACGTTACGTTTTCTGTCCATTCTGCCCTCCAGATTGGATAAATAAAAAAATATTCAGCCACATCCGAATGGATGTGCTATTCTGTAATAGTGTTAGGTTGTGGTATGTTCGATAGTGGAGAGGAAGGGAACTCTTTTATCCAGGCCTCATCAACCCATACCTCGATCAAATTTGCCATGGAGCGTTTATTCTTTTTGCTTATGATCTCTAATTTTTCTTTGACTTGCTTTTTACAACGTACGGTTGTGAACCTAGTGTTTTCCATATTCTCTCCTGTTACAACGGTCGTAATTATTATTATAACGTCGTTGTTAGGATTGTCAACACTATGAGTACATTCTGTAATCATTCGTATTTTTATGACTACAATATCGTCATGGAAGATATTAATGATGCTGTACGAAAGTGGTTAAATCAAAAATTTCTCGATTGGCAGATTAAAACTGGCAAGAGACAGACACTCAGATCTTTTGCAAAGTTCTTGGATGTAAAAGAACAATCTTTGTCAGGCTGGATGAATGGATCCAACCCCCCATCCGGTGAAAATTTACAGAAGATCGCCTTTAAGTTGGGGTTTGAGATTTACGATTTGGTTGGTAAAGTCCGCCCTGGTAATATCGTTCCATTTTCTTCATTACCCCCGGAACTGCAAACTAGATTAACTGATGCAATGATGGAAATATCAGCCACGCTTAAAGAAAAAAATGTCAAAAATGAAGACGAGGCGTTTTCTATAGCTTCTGAAATATTTGCTTCGCATTCACTGCGAGCTTCAAAATCTGAGTGATCAATTATGTTAGCCACGTTGACAATCATTCAACCCTCCATTTGCACAATAGTATAGCACGTCTGTTCTAAATAGCAACTGTCACTAGTTACAGTGTGTGATACACAGTATAAAAATAGGGAGGAACAATGCTGAAAGAAATTATCTCTACCATCAATATCCCATTCGATGATCGGACACAATACAACCTTGCATATCTGGGTTTTATATTATCTGCCATTGAAAAAAGGGATATCGATAGCCTTGAAAAGGCATATATAAAATATTATGACGATAAAGTAAAAGTTCAAAAGGATCATAATAATATTCAGACTGTCACCAGTGGCGTTTCGTTCAATTTGCTGAACAAAGAACTTCTTCGTTATGAATTGATCCATATTTATCAATCCAGACCGAACATTCTTTCCCATATTTCAGATAAGGAATATTCAGTTTTAAGAGATTTGACTACCTTGAAATTAATGACTGAGACATCAGACATAAAAATTAATTTCAAATCGATTACCTTCTCTTCAAAATATGATCTAAAATGGGCATCTTTAATGATCCGGTCACATACAATATTTTTGTATGATCGTGAAAAATATAATACCAATTTCATCATCAGAAACGCGAATGACAATTTTGTTTGTGCCCATTGTCGATCTATGACCGGAAAAATATTTACAAAAGAAAATCTTCCTCAGCTTCCCTTGGAAAAATGTACATGTAAATATGGATGTAGATGTGGTATTCATATTCAGGAAAAGGTGGTTTTATGACAACAACCTATTTGCTCATGGCTTTTCTATTGATCGCGGGCCTTGGCGCATTGCTCTATGGTTATAGAGCGTTTACCAAAAAAGACCCCCATAACAATATTGATGATATTCCCGCCGTCCAGGTTCCACAAGCCCTTTCTCCGGCAGAGAAACCTGCCAAACCAACCACCAAAATATGCCGGTTCTGTAAGTCTGAAATCCCCATCGATGCCCAAAACTGCCGGTATTGCGGTAAGGATGTGTCCACGGCCGCCGTTCTTCAGCAGATCGCCAACCTGCTTTTCATTATCAGTCTGTGCATTTTGATCCCTCTTGTTCTCGCCATGTGTGGCTATTTATAAGAATTATGGAGTTTTATGCAGTCCAATTGTCCATTCCCGCCTGGTTCGCAGGTGGTCGCCTATCTCCGCGATAGTGATGGCCCCAAGCAGGATCTGTCCGTGATCCATCAGCAGGGCATCATCTCTCAGTATGCCACCGAAAATAATCTCATCATCACCCGCATCTACGCCGACAGCAAAACCGGTACCGTCGATGTGGGCCGCGATCAATTTTTGGCCATGATCGATTACCTGGTCAAAACCAAACCCCGCCCGGCTGAAAAAGGCCTCCTCCTCCTCAACTCCAGCCGCCTGGCCCGCGATCCCATTGACCGCGACTATTACGAGTCCCTCCTGATCAAGCACGGGTACACCATCCACCCTCTCACCTCCAACACTCCGGATGGACTTGACCAGGCCGATCAGTATTTTTTCCGCAAGCTCGAAACTTACATCGATGCGAAATTTATCATCCAACTCCGCGCGAAAACCTCCGATGGTATCCAGGAATTATTCCGCACCACCGGCGCCCTTGGAGGCACCCCTCCGCCCGGGTTCAAGCGCGAGGTGATGGATCTCGGACGCCGCAAAAATGGGGAGCGCCACCTGGCTGCCCGCTGGGTTCCAGATCCCGCCACCTGGGACCAGGTCAAAAAGGCCTGGCAGATGCGCGCCGCCGGCTGCACCTATCAGGAGATCCACGACGCCACCCATATCTATTCCTCGCATAACTCATACTCCACCATGTATCGCAATCGCATTTATTTGGGGGAAATGACCGTCGGCGCCATCACAAAACCGGATTACGTCCCTGCCATGGTCGATCTCCCCACCTGGCAGGCGGTCCAGGATTTTAATCACCGCAATAAATCCAGGAACAACCCACATAACGGTAACCCGGACCATTCTGCGCGGCTCTCCAATAGTGATTATCTCCTCTCCGGATTGATCTACTGCGAGTGTGGCCACGCTATGAACGCTTCCACCATCAAACCCACCGAGTACGAGTATTACCGCTGCAGCCGGTGGGAAGACCCAACCCATATCCACTCTGGGAACATCCCCCGGGCCGCCCTCGAGCAGGCAATCCTCAAAGCCCTCCGAGAGAGGATAGTCAACCGTCGGTCGCTGATGCTTCTGAGCGCCCAGTACGAAAAACACCTCAACGAACGTACCCACACCCTGAAACTGGAGCGCAAGAAATACCGTGCCCTGATCACCACTTCTCAAAAACAACTCCGCAACCTGACCATGGTCATCAAGAACCAGGGCCAGATCTCCACCATCATCGAAAGCATTCGCGCCCTCGAGGAGGAGATTGCCGTTTATAACGAAAAACTGGCTCTCATTGAGAGCCAGTTGGTGGTCGCTTTTATCAAACCTGATCTTGATCAATTGGGCGAGATGTCTGATTACCTCATCGACCGCATAAAAAACAGCCAGACGGCCGAATTGCGCCGTCTGCTCAGGGGGTTTGTCTCTCGGGTTGAGGTAAAAAAGCTGGATAAATCTTACGAAATTACCCTGGACTACCTCAATCCTGTGCTGATATTTAGTTTTGGGGAGAAGTGCCCCCATCGAGACTCGAACTCGAGTTATGGCCTTGAAAGGGCCGTGTCCTAACCGCTAGACCATGGGGGCAACGGACAAAATTCTACCATGACCATCCCTAGCGGTCAAGAAATT